TCTTTCATAAATTGTTTTAGGGTTTCTCCATCAGGCTTGTATTTAAAGTCAATCACTTGTTCACAATTCCAGAATCTACACCTACACGCATTATCTTTTCTACAGTGGCAGGTGCTAGAGAATCAATAAGTTTATCTGCTTCATAATTAGTGCAGAAATCTTTTGGGTAGTGTTTAAAGTTTACAGTCTTAACAACCGTTCTTAAAACCTCTAGCTCCTGTGGGGAAAGCGTAGAAATAAAGCTCATTATTTTGCAAATCCTGCACCAAAATACAACCCAACGATAGCACTAACAATGTGTGTATCTAGGGGTGTAATAACAAACCCTGCTGCTTCTTTCCAAATAACTTTTTCACTATCAGAACCTACTAAGAAAGAAAATATATTTCCTTGTATTTCTGAATAACCAACTATAACACCTACTTCTGGGTAAAATATTGCAGCTATTTTAGGTAATACAATAATAGAAAACACTGCACCAAGAGCAATGAGCCTACGTGTCCAGGCAAAATGTTTGTCTTTACTACCGTATTCCCTAGCTGCACTTGCCGCTCCAGCGCGGAACTCGCCACGCTGTAGTAACATCTTATTATTTTCCATCCTTGCCTTTAATGCCTGACCCCACAAAGACATAACACCGCCTAAGAGCGTAGAGCCTAGCATTGTTACTAACTCTAACGGAAATCCCATTATAAACCTGCCTCTCTTAATAATGCTGTAGACAAAGCTTCCATTCTTAAAGCTACACCTCTTGTGTTTGAATTAGGAGCAATAGCATCTCTATAATTATCATGATCTAAAAACTCTTCAGCAGCTAAAATAAAATTACCATTGTTTATATGACCTCGTGTTTTAGGACTAGTCCAACCGCGAAACACAGATTGCAACAGTTCTATTCTAAGATTCTCAGAATAATTGTCGTAGTTAGGAAATAGCTCTCTGCTTCTTTCAATATACTCTGGAATAAGTCTATTTTTTAAGTTTATTTCGGCATCTAATTCTGTGCTATATTCATTTGGTCTAGCACTGTTATCACCATAGTCTTTTGAGTATGTACCATTTTCTTCTGGATAAGAAACAGTTACCCTGCCGCTAGGTCTTAGACTATAATCCTCACGCTGATGAATAGCCTTAAACGAATAGTTTAAACCTTCTAACTGCATAATACGTTCAGCTGCGCGGTCTTCCCAAGTTACTGCTGGCTGTTGTTCATACGGTAAATATTCCATCACAAACTCCTGCGTGTGTTTTTCTTTTAACAGACATCGAACCTTTTTCAAGAAAAATGTTTGTTGTAGACCACAGTGAAGCACAGTGAAGCAGTTTTTGACCCCCCTCCACTATATCAACCCAAATCTATCTGCACCCGTATATCACCTGCTACTTGCACTTGCGCTCTATCTATTGGCTTATATCCTGCTCTGTCTAGTATATCTTTGCTTGCCTCTAGCTGTACATACTCGCTCTTCGCTCCTGTAGCTAGCTTTGCCACCTGCTGTACCGCTTTCGTAGCATTCAATCCTATAGTCTCCTGCACTCTCGTCATCATATACTGTTGCACATGGGCAAGCTTCAACGCCTTGCTAGCAGTCACTCTACCACTCTCGCCCTTCGCATACCCAGCTACTTTAGCTCCGTGTGTAATGCTACATCCTGTTGCTACTATAGTATCAACCAATGCTCTCTGTTTGTCAGTCAGCTTCATGTAATCTCCTATCGTTACCCCCCTGTAATCCCCCCATAAATAAACGTCTAATATACTCTATGTCAACGCACAATAGGGTGATTAACAGGCTGTCGTAAATCGAGCCAATAAATTGTCTCGACCAAAGGCTTCCATCCTGATCACTTCCGCAAGACGCGACTTTGCGGTGCGGGCTTCGCCCTCCGTTGCCCTTAACACCTCACGCCAACGACTGCACAAGGCTAACATGATTACATCATGTCATCTACTTGCTTGTCGTTCACACGAGTTGGCAACGTGTCTGCACGCTCCGACTCCCTTCGGTCGCTCCGACTTAAAAGCAGACAAGATACCCGTATGGACACTTGGACAATATAACAACACAGCAATATGCTAAAGTAATTTTATATCAAAAAGATATACTTTTAAAAACAGGTACGTTGTCGTCTCGTCGTTCAGTTGTGCAGACACACCCTTCTCCGCTCAACAAGCATCCACCTTGAGTGACGTAACGTCAGACGAGCTGACGTAACATCAGTCGGTGTCCCAGCAAGCTGGCGCATACCGCGTGCTTGACAACAACCTGTTTTGAAAAGTGTGGGAGGAGATATAATTAGCATATTCTGTGTTGATTATATTAATATAATTTATTTATAAAGGATAAAGAAATGAGAAAGAATCAAACTAAAAATCAAGAAACTGAAATCGTAAATGATTACATCACAGATGTAACCAGTTCAGCTCGCATACGAGCCGAACTAATAGAGTCAGAATGGGATCGAAAGAATTTCGCTTGGTCTCAATGTAATGCTACCCATTACATGCTCACTCAAGCCAACAAAAAGTTGGCAGATGAGAGAGCCATGCAACTCTCACAAACGGAAGAGCAAGAAGCAGATAATCAAGGCTCTAACGTAACAGTAGATAGCATAATCATAGACAAACAAGCACAGCTTGTTGAGTATGCGATCAATACTCTGCTAGAAATGCGCTTTCAGCATCAAGCAAATCTTACAATTTATAGAGAAGTCGCAGGATCAGACTGGATCGCACCCTCTAAAGATAAAGCTAGATCACAAGCTAAACTAAAACATCTAGCTTCACAAAAAGATAGATCAGCATTAGCAGATCAGCTAATCAAAGGTACTATTACAAATTAACTAATAGGAAGCCCGGTTTCACTGGGCTTCCATAAACCACGCCCGATCATGGCTGATATAAACTGATCCAACCTGAGTATGTTGAGAAACTACTTACAATTTTAATTGCCAACATGGAGGATACTATGGCATTAGACACAACACACAACCAACCCTTGCCAGACGCCAAGTGCAAAAAGATAGATTTATTATCTACAAGTGCAAAATCATTTTTTCAAACAGAGCTAATAGATTTAGTTGCAAGTAATGGATCAGAAATTAAATCTCACAAAGCTCTCATTCGTACTGATACAGAAGAAGTATTAGCAGTACACGGTAACGGTTATCAAATAATATCACACGAAGATGTTGTTAACTCTACTTATGATGCAGTAAAACGTGCAGATATAAGTAGTGACTTTAACTTTAAAGTTTATGACTACGACAATGGCAGGAAATTAAAGATAGATATTATATTCCCTGACTTAACAATAGAACCACAAGTAGGTGACTATGTTAGATTCCAAGGCTTAGTATATAATAGTTACGATGCAACATGGGCGTTGTCTCAAGCAGCACAAGGTCTTAGATTATGGTGCGATAATGGCTGCACTACACCAGATACAATCAGTCACCAACGTACCAAACATACTAAGAATGGTGCAATAGGATTAGATTCTGGTGCTTACCTATTTAAACAAGGCTTAGAAAACTTCTTTAATAACAAAGATAAATGGCAATCATATTGTTCTATACCAATTATGCCTGGACAAGCAGAAAGTTTCTTTAAGAAACATCTTGTTAAATCCTATCGCAAATATAAAGATCATAATGACTTTAATAAAAAACAACTAGAAAATTTAATGCGTATTCAAACTCATCAAATGCATGAATTAGGTGGAACTTTATGGGCTTTGTATAATACTATGACACATTGGGCTACACATACAGATGACTGCGCTATGCCAGAGAATAGTAGACGCAATCGTTCAGCACAAATAGCGCAAGCAATGCGCTCAGATACATGGAGAAATTATGAAAAAAGTAACTAGTATACCAACAGAAGCATTAGATTTATATCTAACTAAGATTGTACCAACTCTTTACATAACAGATATTGCAGAACACGTTGAAGAGTTCTATAAATTTAACATAGATCCTGACTACTACACACAAGAAGATTTTCTAGTGTTATGTCAAGAACGATGGGAAAGACACAACAACATAGAAGGACATCCAGTATGAATCCAGAACCAATCTTTATGTCACGCGCAGATAAGGTATTACATGAAGCTAATAAATTAATTAGCCAGGATAGGAACAAGCAATACGGTGATCCGCATACAAATATGCTAATGATTTCAAGGGCTTGGTCAGAATTACTAGGACACACTGTACAAACATGGCAAGTACCTGTTATGTTAGCGCAAATGAAACTAGCTAGGATATCTAGTGGTGGGTACAAAGAAGATTCTATCGTAGATGCAATAGGTTATCTAGCATTAGCAAGTGAGATAAAAGATAAAGAGGTTTCCAAACTATAAGGAGAGTACTTATGTTACTGGGTCTTACACCAAGCTTATTGATGCAATGGTATTTCACAGGAACAAACTCGGAATATCTCAAGAAGAACTTGCAGATAGGATTGGATGCGCTTCATCACTCATTCATAAATGGGAACAACATAAACGAGTACCTTCTGGGTTCTTGTTTACTTGTTGGTTAGACGCGCTTGGCTGCGAGATCACGATCAACTTCAAAAAAACTTAGGCAAGAATCCGCTACTTGTGAAGCGTGTGATATTGTAACTGATTTATTTGTAGCTATACTAGCTAGTATAGAACCAGTGAAACATTATATCATATGTTTAGACTGCTATCAGAGGGATACATGGCAAACAAAAATAAACTTAAAGGAACTTACCACGAAAACTGGTTCGTCAAATGGCTCCAAGCAATCGGCATCCAAGCCAAGAGAGTACCGCTCAGTGGTGCGCTCGGAGGAGAATACTCAGGAGACATCCACCTTGAAATCGGAGGAAGAAAACTGGTGGGTGAAGTAAAGTATAGGGATAAGTCTAACTTCCCTAGCCCATTCAAAGTATTAGAAGGCAGAGACATAGCCTTTTATAAGAGGAGAACAGGTACTCCTCAAACCCTAGTCATCCTTAGTGGTGATCAATTCAAACAACTCATGGAGGACAGTAATGTCACAATCACAGACAAAAAAAATACGCAAACATCTTGAAAGTGGTAAATCAATATCAGCATTAGATGCATTAATAGATTATGGTTGCTTTAGATTAGCAGCTAGAGTTTATGATCTTAAACAAATAGGTTTAAATATAGAAACATATACTGATTATGTATCGCCAGATAATAATAAGTTAATAACATTTTATAAATTAGCATCCTAACTAGGCATGGAGGAACCTAGCTAGGACACTATGAACATACGAACAGGGAGGAAATATGTTCACCACAAAATTAGCAGAAAATATATGGGCGACGCAACTAAAAAATCCTAGTAGTAAACTAATTCTTCTTGCGCTAGCTAGGTATGCTAACAAAAAATGTATGTGTTGGCCTAGTATTGAAACATTATCTGGCGATACTCTTTTATCAGAACGTCAGATCATGAGAATAATAAAACAATTAGAGGCAGACAAA